GTTATTACCTCCTGAGTCTTAGGGTCTACGTACTTGAACCACCCGTCACCACTCTCTGACCACGTAAATATTAAGTTGTACGCAGAAGCGTTCGCATTATTATGCCAACCAATAAATCCTTCTGGTGGGTATAGAGTTGATAACGCACTGTGCTGAACACCCAACTCTTCGGTCAAAGTATTGTTGAGATTGTGCCATGTCTTTGCATACTCTTCAGGATGAGTACCGTTATAGTGGTCTGGTTTTATAGGATAACATACTGACGTAGATGCAGAACCGTCATGCTCCTCACCCATGTCAATGATCTTCCACATTTCATCTTCACCAGTATACAGGTCGGCCTTACCTTTCAGTTCTGAAAAGAGGCAACTATTTGAATTCTCTGGTCGGTACAACTCTCGGTAGGTATAACGAAAGTCCTCAAGAATACTAAGAACTGAGTCGTTCTTAATTGAGTATTTTTTTAAACTCACGACAGTACAAATTCGGTGAATCTGAAAGTCGTGTCAAAGTTTATATAGGTAACGTCACCTATGGTGGAGGTAAGTTCTATAGCACCCAACTGAGTAGGTATACAGTTCTTATATTTGATTTGTGCACAGAAGTTATTGTGGCTTGTCAACACAATCACTGTAATGTCGTGATGTATTCCACCCACTTTTTGATAAACGGAATCCTCCAACCACTTCTGAACTTCTTTGTATGCAGTGAGATCTTCATCTAGGATAAGATTCAAGGACAACTCACCATACGCGATAGTGTCGCCTGGCATAGGTAAACCTTGAATCCTAGGAATGGGTACTTCGACTGCGGTCACAGATGCGCCGGGGTGCTGAACCGATTGAGCAAAAAACTCAAGATTGCCGTACTCTTCGCGCTCAATGATTACACGAAATCCTGTAGGTTGTAAAAAGTTTTTGTTGTCTGTTAAGCTCATATCAAATCCCCTAAGTTCATTGTATTTATACGGGTTATAAGTGCCATCCGTGGCAGGCTAACTCCTTACTTTGTTTCTTCGGGTGATGTCGCATCTGTCCCCGTCTTATCAGCAACATCTTTAATCACGTTAGACGTTACATCCAAAACACCGGCAGTGATACCAAAGACATCGGAACCGACACCTTTAATAATACCACCCGTACCATCAATAGTTGACTCGACAGTGGAACAAGCAGATAAAACTAATGCGAATGCAATTGCAATAAAACGCATAATACTCTCCTGTTTACTAGATTGCTGGATAACCAGATTCCGAAGACGCTCTCCCATATAGGGCCCCCCACTGTGTACGCTGCTCAGATCGTGAACATAGTTATTTATACACATAAAAAAAGGGACTCCGAAGAGTCCCTAAAAAGTGGTATGGTTACAAGGTTAGACGCCAAGCCCATACTTCTTGTTTTAAGTATTAATTACGCAGAAACCATTAGGTTATCAACGCGCATGATACGGTAGTACGTGTTAACGCCTGCAGTAGCAGCGATGTTCTGCTCGCCTGCTGGAGATACGAATGGGTTTGCAGCCATTCCGTAACGAGTCTTGAAGCCGATCTTAGGCTGGAAGTCGTTTTCGCCAACTGCTTTAACCATTTGTAATGGAACATATGGGCAGTAGAATACACCAGCGTCATAAGCGTTAGCACCCTTATAACCAACAGTGATGTAATCGATTGAGGCGTATGGATCGATGTAAACTTTCATCTTACCATTCAAAGTACCAGCAAAAGTATTACCAGTATCGTCTACCTGTAGACCAGCGCCTACTTGATAGTCCAACTGACCAGAAGCAGCAAGTGCAGTAGCAACGTCTGATGAACAGATTACAATGTTACCCTTACCACGGCGAGTTGTCTTAGCAATCTCGTTCGCTTCACGATCCAATTGAATTACTAGACCCTTGAACTTCTCAGCTGACCAACGGCCATCTGCGTCTGAAGTTAGATCGAATACACCTTTGTTAGCGATTGATGCTTGTTGCGCACCTAGAACCGCTTGAGTGTTAACCGTACGAATTACTTCGCGGTTGATTTCAGCTAGAATCTCAGTTGACAAGATGTTTGCCAATTCTGTTTCTGCGTCAAGACCGTGGATTGCTTTAAGATCTTGTGCAAGTTCTAGAGAGTATTCTGCTTTAAGTGCACGTGACTTAGCAACAACAGATTGCTTCTCGATTGAGAAACCCATTTCTGCGAAATCATTACCAGTGTTACCCAGTGCTTCAGCAGCTGCTGTAGACATTGGACGACCAGCAGCATCTAGTTCACGACCAAGACCAGTAGCCTCGTCAAAACCAGACATACCTGATGATTCACCAGTTTGTGAACTAGTAGCAGAACCAGAGAATGCAGAATCTGCTTCGTTGAATAATGCTTCAGTACCGTCTTGTGCAGTGTAACGTGACTTCATCGCGAAGATGAGACCAGTTGGGCCTGACATTGGCTGTACGCCACATACGTCATATGCCATTAGGTTAGGCATTGCACGGCGTACTAGAGAAATCAAAACTGGATCCCAGTTAGATACACCAGCGCCAGTTGCGTTAGTTGGAGTTTCAGTCAAAAAACCTTGAGAAGCAGAACGCTCTTCCATCATTGCTTTTTCTTGGTTTTCTAGGATAGCAGCAGTAACTGCTTTACGGTGATGATCAGTGATCTTACCAGCTGACTCTTCGTTGAGTACTGGAGACCATTTTTCAATCAATGTATCGTATGAATTGTTCATTTTTTAGATTCCTTATTTCTTAGAGGTTTTTCTTAGAGCAGAGATGTAACCTTCCATCATGGAGGATACTTCAACTTCTTCTTCAGCGTCTTCAGCGACTACTGATTCATCGATTTGCTCAGGGATTTCTTTTGAGAAGTATGACTCTTTAACAGTAGTTACTTTTGCAGTGAATGACTCTTCACTTTCAAAATCAACTGTTTCAAGAAGGCCTTTTAACTTCTCCGCTTGAGTGTCTGCTAGGTCACGAGAAGCTTCAGCGATGATTGACTCACGCTTGTAAGTTTCTAGTTCTTCAGCAAGTGAAATTGCGTCACCAGTAGTAGTGTTTAGTTTTTCTTCTAACTCGTCTACCTGTGATGCTAGTTCGTCAACTAGGTCTACCTTAGACTCTGGAACGTCAATGTAAGACTCTACGAATAGGTCTTTCATCTTGTCCATGAACCCTTCAGCGATTTCGGTACGAAGACCGGAGTGGATCGCTAACTTGTTCTCTTCCATCCAAGATTCAACTACATAGTTTAGGTAAGAATCGACTTTACCGACTAGGTCAGTTTTAATCGTTTCGACTTCTTCAGCAAGTTCTTCAGTGTATTGCTCTTCAAGACGTGTAACTTCTTCGGACAACTTAGTTTTAACAGCTGCTTCGAAAATTACTGATGTCTTCTCTTTGAACTCTTCCGATAGAGTTGCTTCGCCTTCAACGATAGCTGCAAGTTCAGACTGAGTGTCAGTCTCTTCCGCAATTACGTCTTCTAGGTCAGTACCTTCCATCATTTTAGAATAGGCTGCCGTTAGGTCGCCCTTTTTCATTTTATTTAAGGACTGGTACATCGCATTGATCATACCTGCCTTAGTTTTCGGTAATGAAGCTTTAGAAGTTGCGTTAGCTGCTTTGTCTACTGATGCGATTGACTCTGGCTCTGATACTGGTTGAGCGTCAGTCTTCGCACCCTTAGCTGCAGGAGCTTGTGCTTCTTCGAGAGTTTCCTCCACGATTTCGTTAACATCTGTATCGCGGATTTCAGCTTCGACTTCTTTATTAAGATCAGTCATAGATGACTCCTTATAGTTTAGATTTGATTAACGAGAGGAAATTCTTGAATTCCCGAATTTGCACTTCTGGTCGAATTGCTATCGGTGCTTGCTTGATTTCAGTCTCTATCTCTTCAATGACTTGAGGTTGCAGAATTCCGTTATTCCATACCCAGTCAACACCTTCCATAATCCCATTAACGAAAGCTTCAGGTGCGCTTGGATCCTGTACAATATCTACAGTATTAAGAATAAAGTCTTCTTTGACGTACATAATGCCGCCTTTACTCTCAAGACTTCCCATACCACGAGTTGACACTCCTAA